TTTGGCGGCTTCACGCTTCACGCTATACGCGATTGCGACCGCCTGTTTGACAGGTTTTCCGGCGTTTACCTCGGCCTTGATGTTCTTGCGGAACGCGGCTTTGCTGGGCGACTTGACCAAAGGCATTTTATTTCTTCTTCGCCGGTGTTGGCTTCATGTTCACGGTTGTGCGTGTGACCTGTACAGGTTTCTGTACAGGTTTGTAAGGTAAAATTCGCTTTTCAACCGGTTGGTTGGATTTGGCAGGTAAAGTTCGCTTTTCAGCCGGTTTGTTAGGTTTGTTAGGTAAAGTTCGCTTTTCAGCCGGCGCAATTTTAGGTAGTGTTTTAACCGCTGGGCGTCCGCCGGCTGCACTTGTTGTACCTTCACGCGCTAAAATCTTTTCGGCTGCGCGCGCACGGGCGGCGGCGGCGCCAGCGGCGCTCAAACCTAAGTCAGCGTCTGTTGCGCGGCGTCCAGAACTGTCGGTCGGACGCGACGAAATGTTTTCGCGCATAGGTGGCTTTTTGGATCGCATTTACTTACCCTTCTTAGCTGGTTTGGCTGTTTTGGCGCTTTCTTTAAAAGCCTTGGCTGTGGGGGCGCCTTTAGCGCCCGGTTTACGCATTTTCTCGCCTGATCCAGCGGCGATCCGCTCTTTCTTGGCGTGAATGTTGGCATATAGACCCTTTTTCATGGGCATTTCCACCTTTTCAAACTAGCTTTGGCGCGTTCGCCGTCTTTTGCTTTGGCTGCAACAGCCCCCATGCGGGCGCAGAACGACGCTTTGCGTCCTGCGTCAGCCTTTGTCTTCGGATTCGGCGCTGGAGCCTTCAATTTGCTGCCTGTTGCAGCGTTATATTTCGCTCTACCAGCGGCAGTCAGGCCCGCACCCTTTGACACAGGCAATTTCTCGCCTCTGCCAACGGACAATGACACTGATTTTTTCTTGTCTGCCACTAGCTGCCCATCCAAGATGTAGAATATCCAGCGGGAGAATACCCGCTTGAGGAGCGTCTGTCAACGCGTCCTTGTCGTGGGTCTCTAGATGCCACAGGAAAGGCAAATGTCACCGCTATGGCGTCCGCTGCGTCAGGTGACGCTAGCCCGCGTGACTTCATATCTTTCTTGCTTTCGAGGAACAGCGTACCCTTGCTGTCCGGCTTGGTGCGCGGGCTGATGAGGTCTGTCTTCAGGAACCGATCCGACGGGATGTGCGCCGTCTTGAGCCAATCTCGCATGGAACCCCACATCTCCGCGCGCTTGTTACCCCACATGATCTGGTTCTTGGCTTTGTTGCCGAAGTTCACGCCGCGTATCTTGTACCGCTGTTCCTTCAGTCGGTCCACGACGCCTGCGCCTAGGCCGCCTTCGTCGATGCAGACCAGCGCTGGCTTGAACTGTTCTATGGCGTCGATGACGTAGCCTGCCACTTCCATCGTGTCAGCACCGCGGTGACGCCGCAGTTCCAAGATGTCACGGCCCTGCCGTATGGCGATGACGGTAGCGTCCGCCCCGAAACGTGCTGGGTCTACCCCTATGACGATGGGCGCGCTGTCGTCCTTGATGGGCGGGCGCTTCATGGCGTCATCGACCAGATTGCTGCCGATGAACTGATCGTCGCCTTCTGATGGGAAGTTACCGTAGACTTCGACACTGGCTTGGTAGCTGTCTGGCCCATACTCGTCGATGATGCGCTGGTACAGATTTTTGTCTGTACCCTCGACATCGCGGGCGTCGATTGTGCGTGTTGTCCAGAACGCCCGCTTGCTGTGGAACGTCTCGTAGAAATAGCCTGTGTTACGCCGCGGGTTGGAGAACGCCAGATGGAAGCGGTGCGGCGTATTCTCTGTGAAGAAACCATCACTCACTGACCATATGCTGTCAGGGATACCGCTGGCTTCGTCGAAGATCAGCATCACACCGTCGAAGTTGTGGACACCCGCGTAGGCGTCGGGGTTTTCTTCCGACCACAGCCGGCCCTCGACTGACCAGTAGCGCGTGCCTTTCTTCAGGTCACGCTCGACCAGTTCCGTTAGCCACTTGGCTGGCATGATGCGTGTGGCGGCTATCTCGAACCAGTGACTGTTAAGCGACATTGCCAGCCACTTGGTAATTTCTGCCCATGTTACGCTGCGTAGCTGCGCTTCGGAGTTTGCCGACACGATGGTGGTCGAGCCGATTCTGCTGGAGAGCATCCATATCGTAAGCCATGACACTAATGCGGACTTGCCGATTCCGCGTCCTGACGCAATCGCCAGCCGCGCCGTGTCGAAGTCAACCTTGCCGTTGTTCGCCTTGATGTGGTCACGCAAGTCACCAAGTATCTGGCGCTGCCATTTGCGCGGTCCGGGGAAATGTTCCAGCGGTGTGCCTGCTTGGCCCCACGGGAATGTGTACAGCACAAATGCTAGGGGGTCATCCTTTAGTGTGGGCGACCACAGCCGCGCCATCAATTCCATCTCGTCTTGCGCTGAATATATCGGCTGCTGCATGTGTGTTATCCTCTAGCTGGGGCAGTTCAGTGTACAGCCCCTCGATGACGCGCGACTGTGCTTTTTCCAGCGCGCCTGTAATGCTTATCTGTTGGTCGATGTTCACGTCGATCTGCTGCTTGGCTACCCAGCCGTGCTGATGCTTGAGTATCTCCAGCGCAGCCTTGCTGTCGCCATCGCGCGCCGCTTCGTACATGGTCTTAGCCGCTGTGTATTCGCCGTCGCTGCGACCTTTGATCTCAGCCATCTCGACCAGCGGGTCTGCGTCGGCCAGCACGCGGAACTGCCGCGGGGTCAATCCAGCGGCCATCGCCAGACTGTCACCCTTCAGGCCATAGCGGGCAGCTTCATAGATTGCCTCCAGCCGCGCCTCGGTGGCCTGCGTCCGCTCAGGTGTAAATGGCAGTGAGTAGAAAGTCATTGGGCGTACTATAGTGTGTTGCATTTTAATTTGCAAAAAAAATAAAAATTGTTTGCGTACCGTGCCCGTGACAGTCACGCGGCGCTCGGCCCTCTACCCCCCACCCCCCTGCTCGACGCGTTCTGGCTTTGTTCTATAGCGTAGATTTTCGGTTGGCCTTTCCCTTTTGGCTTACAACAGTGTCAGTAAAAAACATATTGGCTAGCTATGCTGCGCTGCAACATAGGCGTTCTAGGCTATGCGATTGCATGTCATGACTGCGTAAATCATGACGCCATGACTGCGTGAGTCATGACCGATTGCGTGGTCATGACTGCGTGGTCATGACAGGGAAAGTTTACAATTGTTAAACATCTAGGCGATCTAGGCAATCGATTTGGGAGTCGTTCTCTAGAAAGTTATATTTTAACCATATAGGTTAATTATATACTTTTCTCAAACTAACTTAACATTCCATAGCCTAGATAGCCTAGAATCCTCGGTGAAGCGCAGAAACCCTTGACTTTTTCCTAGGCAATTTAGGCTGTTTTCATAGCCTAACTTTTGACTATTTCGCCTAACTTTTCGCCTAACAATTTTCGCGCCAAATATCGCTTGGCAAAAATAGTCATTAGTTAGGCAAAAGTTAGGCTATCATTTTAGGCCAAATGACTATTTTTAGAGGACCTAAAATCTTTTTTTAGTGCAACACATTTTGTTGCTTGACACTATGCGAAAGAGGGTAGATAAGAGGGCATCAACAACGCAATGGAGTGAGACACCATGATACAGACAGAGTTAGACTTCAACATTCACGCAATCGCATTTGTCGCTATCGTCGCAAAAGCATTGTTGGCAATCGCCGTCTTTACAGGCGCAATAGCATGAACCGCGAATATATCATTTGGGGCAAGCCGCCGCATAGCGACGACGAAACGCTTTTAGTGTCCGAAACGGCTGGCATTGCCAGCTTGGAACAAGCGCAACGGGTTATCGCAACGCTAACAGACGTTCATGGATGCCGCGATTGCCGCGTTCATGTCTTTACGCTTGGCAACGGCGCAGACGTTATAAACGCATTTAAAGGGGCAATCGCATGACCGACTTCACAACAGCCACACAACAGCGCGATGCAATCAATGCCGAATTGAGCAACGCAACCGATGCGCTCAAGGCGCTCACAAATGAGTTAGCCGGCGATGCGCCCCGGCCAATGGGCTTGACGCCCGATAGCGTCAAAGCGGACCCGCGCTGGCAAGCTGCCAAGTCCAAGGTCGATAGACTGTTTCAAACCATGCGCCAATTCAACGGCACTTACACTAAGCAATTCAAGCGCGAATTAGCGGCGCAACACCGCGCCAACCGCTACGCTTAACAACAATCAATAGGAGTGAGAAACTATGTATAGCGGACACAAAAACTGGAACCATTGGAACGTATCGCTTTGGCTTAACAATGACGAAGGCCTTTACCGCGAGATGATACACTTCCTTGGCTATGCGCCAACCAAAGACCGCGCTGCGCGGATGATGACCGATAGCCTTAAATCAAGCGGCGCGACGCATACACGCGACGGTGCGCCATATAGCTACACAACCATTCGCGCTGCAATGCGCCACCATGAATATTGAGGGGGCAAAGTAACATGACTCACGCACGACAATGCACCGCTTGCGGCGCTGGCATGAACGAGGGCTATGTTATCAACGGCGGCTGTGAGCATTACTGCTCAGACGATTGTTTGCCCATGACAGAGGCCGAATTTGATGAGCTTTACGGCGATGGCGAGGGTGACAGCTATTGGACCGAATGGGAAGAGGACGAGGACGAATGATAGCCCACATAGCAATCATCACATTCTTTTGGGGCGTTGGCGCCCTATCAATCTACGCAATCATTAAAACAGTGAGGGAAGCATAACATGGACGAATATGAAGCCGCGCCGCTGCTGCTGCAAGCGCTAGAGGACATGGTTGAAATGGCAACGCACCATGCAATGTCAGAAGAAGACCGCCGCCAGATATTACGTAATGCACGCGAAGTAATCGCAAAAGCAAAAGGAGCATAACATGACACAAGACCGCAACTATCTCCGCATGTTGAACGACTGCGAATTGTCGCACTACGCATCGGAAAACGTCCGCACCGAATTAGAATTTATCCTGCTGGAGCGTCTGGAGCGCCTGATAGGCGTTGACGAACAACTTGACGATGCCAAGCGCGAGATTGACGAACTAAACGCACGGCTTGACCGCTGGATGGAACAAGCCAACACCTTAGCTGCGCAACTAGAGGCCAAATGATTGCGGTAATCGCTGGAGCCGCCCTTTTCCTATTAACTTTACTACTGGAGGATTGACCAATGAACCATTATCAAATCGCAATCATTGCACTGCTGGCTCTGGAAGCCATAACACTGTTTGTCCTATGGCGGACGCATTTGGACCGCCAGTTATGGCAAGCCATGTGGATGCGCGACACAAGCGAATTGCTATTCTGGAAGCGCAACGGCATCCTGCGCGATCCGCTGACAGGCAAATACCGCAAGCGGGACAAAAGCTGATGGAATACGCCGTCCGCAAGCAAATAAAGCACCTGTGCGGCTATATCAGCGACAGAAGCGCAGTGTTGCAGCACATCAACCGCGAACACAACCTACGCCTGACGCTGCGCGACATAGAGGATATAGACGAAGCCACATCGCGCCACCGCGCACGGCGGACAGACCTAGCCGCCATGATACCATCGCCGCTGATTGTGACGCACAAGCACAAGGGGCACGACCCGCTGGCCTTGGCGCTGTTCAAATACCATGCAGCGCGGTCCTATGGGCCTGAGCAAGCCTATTGGCTGGATAGGATGAACGACCGCAAGCCCAAGCCGACAACTACAATCGAACTGTAAAGGACAGACACATGATTAAACCACAGCAAGCCGCCCCTATGGGCCGGAACCACCGTGTATCATCCGACAGCGCATGGCCGCTGCGCGGACTAGACGGCAAGACATTCGCGGAACGCCGCGCAGAACGCGAAAAGGAGCAAAGCAAATGCCTAGACCAATGATTTACCCAATGGGAACGCTAGAAGTAGGCGAGAGCGCCACCATGCCAGCCACCAAGAAGGGTGATGCCAAGCGCATTAGTCGCAACGTGTCACAATACGGCATCCGTAAGGGCAGAGCCTTCAAGTGCCGCACTGTGGGCGGCGTAACCTTCATAACTAGATGGATGTAAGCAAATGAAAGCCACAGAACGCCAAGTGACACCTGAAACGCTTGCTAAGTTAGGTATGCCGTATGCCCTTGTCTGCGAATATCGCGGCGGACACGACGCGCGCAAGTTTACGCTGTTTGACGGATTTAATACGCAGCATGAAGCCGAAAGCGAAGGCCGACGGATTGAAGCAGCTAAACCCTTCGCAGACGGCAACGGCGGGAAGCGCGGCTATGCCGATTTGAAATGGCGTGTGGAAGTGCTGCACGACACAGAGGGGCAGAGCAAATGACCAATATAAGCGAATGGGGCGCAGTCATGCGTTTAGCCAGACGCGCTGCGCTGTTGGCTGGCGAAGAACAGCGCCGCCTTGGTCGTGTGACGGAGCAAGAGGATAGCAGCATCATGCTGTATACCGACGACCCGACAACGGCAGGGCTGTTCGCCCGCAATTCCGACATGGCTGCAATGTGCAAGACCAGCGGCATTGAAGGCGTGTGCATCGTCATGGGCGACAAGTTTCCGCCAGCAGCGCATGAAGCCGAGCGCCCCGACCCTGAACTGCCGCGCGTTGCTGCGATGTGGTTCCCCGCCAATGGCGACAAATGCCCCCGCTGCCGCCTGTTCAGGCGCACGACAGGCGAAATATGCAACCCATGCGAAAGGAAATTAGCAGCATGACAGACGACGACGATGAGGACGACGAATTGGCACTGCCCGACCGATACATCGAACGCGCAGGCGAAACCTTAGCCTACCGCTTGATGGAATATCTGGAATTTCTGGGCGTGATAGGCAAGGACCATGTGTCTTACTTGCGCTATCCGCCCATTGAATTGATCGAAGACGCAGAAAAAGCATTAAAGGATGAGATATGACAGACGACAAGAAGCAGGAACGCGAAGTTAGGCATGGATGTGAAGAACCCGCACTAGCCGAACAATTTATTGATTTCATTGATGAGACAGACTGGGAACTGTCGGCATGGGTTCGTGAGAACGCTGACGTAATCCTAGCCGCCCTCCGCCAACCCCGGACCGATGCGCTCAAGGTGGCGCGGGAGGCCAGAGGTCACATTATCACAGCGGCAACTGGTGCAAAAAATGCACAGGTTCAGCGTTATCGGAATACCGATATTGAAGCTGACCCGCTGGTAGAGGTAATGAAACAGGCTGGGTGGGCCGATGCTGTCATCGAAAGTTGTGCGCCATCATTGAGCGCCGCACTGGATGCGCGTGGGCTGGAGATACGGGAAAAGAAATAATAAAAAGCCCCCTGCGGAGTGAGGACGCAGGGGGCTTAAAAAGGTCAGCGGAGCATCACCGACCCTATCCATATATCATTGCAACCAAATGGTTGTCAATTCTTGCCTATCGACGGCATGATGCTCGACTTAGGCAAGTCTTCCGCCAAGCGGCGCAAGTCTGATTTGTTCCCTTTTTTCACGTCTGGCGCGACAAAGATATGTTTCTTGGTCACATATTCAGTCGAACCGATCCGGCCCATGTCAACCCAGCCAGCTTCTTTGAGCGCATGAAGCAGCGCCGCCTGTGGTATCTTGACGCCAGCAGGGACGTTAATCGCCAGCGCGTCACAGATGCGGTGGAAAGGCCCACCAATGACACCATTGGCAAACACACCAGCCCTTTCGCGCATCATGTCCACAAGATAGCTTTCCGCAACGCTCATGCCATGCTCGACCATGTTTAGCTTCCATTCGGTCACTGGCGGCGCAGCCGCAGGGTTGAACGCCGACACGTCACGTTGATGCAGCCAAGCGGCGCACTTCTCATAGCCGCCGCTTTCATACCAGCCCCACAGCTTTTTGGCTGCGGTCGGCGTCATACGCGGCGCGCGCGTCCACACGCAGAACCAGCGGCGGTCTTGCGTCGGCAGCGTGATAGGCAGCGGATCGTTCGTGTAGGCAATCACCATCAGGCGGTTGACCAAATCATAGGGGTGCATACCCTTGCGGTTGACCGACAGCGTCTCAGGCGGCGCAGCGATGAGCGGCTTTAGCTTGTTAGCCATCGCCCGGCGTTCGCGTGCCTCTGGCTCCTTCAACTCGTTCAAGATGACAACTTCAGCCTCAAGCGCATAACCCCACTGGCTGTCCAACCCGCCAGCCTCAATGACTGACCTGTTGCGCCAATGCTTGCCGCCAAGCGCCCACAGGAACGGCTGGAACATACTGTCCTTACCAGCGCCTTCATCGCCGCCAATCAGGATGGCATGGTTAATCTTGACGCTAGGGTGCTGTATCTTGAACGCCATAGCGTCAAGGATGTGGTCTAACTCGACATCATCCGCCACCAGACTGCGGCAATGCTCTAGCCAAGGCTCAACGTCATGGTCTGCAATCTTGTCGCTGCCCGACACATCAGGCCGTCCGTCTGTCCAGCGATTGCCGTAGACAAGCCCGTCACGCGTCACCAGCACGTCATCGCCAGCGGCGAACGTCACAGCCGACAGCGCAGGGGCGCCGCGATCCTGACGGCGCTCATCAAAATAGATGGACGCCTGCACGCGGTTTGTCTTCTTGTGGATGGAACGGCAGTCAACGTGACGGAACAACGCGTTAAAGACGTTGCGGGCTATCTCCTGACGCGTCACCATGTCGAAATAGCTATCGTCGGACTGGATGTATGCGAAACGCTCGAACCATTCAGATTGTTCCAGCCGTCCTGCTTCTTTTTTCTCGACCTCACGCACACGCGCTGCGGCCTCATCGGGGAAGGCTTCGGTCGGCGCGATTTTCTCATACATCGACGCCAGACGCTCTGCGATTAGTTCATCACGCAAGCCCGGCGTTACCTTCGGGCCACCTTCATTGGCTACCCAATCAAGAAAGGTGCGGCTGTCTAAGTCTTGGCAATGCCCATGATAGCAGCAGAACGAGCGGTCGAGCGGCTTGTAGCGCGCCTCGACCATGCCGTCGCTGTGTTGCTCATGGTTAGGGCAGACGATGCCGCACCAGCCGTCAGCGTTAGGATGGCTAAGGACTAGGTTGTTGTCCGCAAGCCATGTGAGGACGTTGTCAAGCCCATTGTCGCGCAACTGCACGGCTTTATATTCGGCTGTGTCGCCTTCTTCTGGCGTAACGTCCAGCGCCTTGCAGATTTCATCCAGCGTATATTCACGCTCAGGGTTGAACGATACCAGACGCGCAGGAAAGTTATTGCGCCCTTGCTTCAGGTTGACGCTGCCGGGGATGCGGCAGTTGCGGACGGCGTTAGTCGCGCCCGGATCGGTGTAGCCAGCGTCCGCAATGGCCTTGATGGCAGCGCAGAAGTCGCCCTTGCGGGGCTGTTCGCTGAACGCGTAGCCCCACTGGAACGAACCTTCGCTGGTTTCCAGTATCCATGTCGGGTCAAGCGGCGGCGTCTTTGACTTAGTGCCGACATCATCCAGCATCATAAACAACACATACTCGACGTTGCTGGACTTGGCGGCTGGCTTGCCGTCTACAAAGCGGCCAACGATGAACGAACCTGTGTTGACATACCATGCCTCGCCTTCTTTCATGCGGGTCTTTTCTGGCAGGAACGCAGGGAAGGTGGCCTTCGGCGCGCCGTCTGCGTGGAATATCATGTTGCCGTCGCTGTCATGCTGCGGCTTCTGCCGCACAACTAAAGCTGTCTCGCCGACGTTGTCCGTCGCCAATCCGGTTATATACTCTATAAATTTCGTGCGATCCTCACTCATCGCTTGCTCCTCTATTTGCCGTATCGTTCCATTATTGCCACTTCTGCGTTCAGGGGTAAACCCGACGCCCAAGGTGGCGGCTCACACATAATCTGCACCAGCCGCGCTGCGGCGGCTTCGGCTTCATCCTCTGGCACTTCCAAGACGATTTCATCGTGGATGTGCAACACTACGTTATCCAATCGACGCAAGGCGTGGCGCAGCAAGTCGTTAGCGACAGCCTGCGTGATGTTCTCACACGCCAGACCGCGCCAGAGCCGCGCCCTAGGCCATTCCTTAGCGTCTGCGGCTGGCTTCCATGAAGCCTTGGCATAGGTCAGATTGCCTTCCTCGTCGAAACGGGCGAAAGGATAACATAACACACGTCCAGACGGAAGCGCATACCAAAGATGCAATCCATCAAATAAATATGTGACGCGGCCAATGGTAAACTCACGGCCCTTGTTCCGCATGGCGCGCATATAGGTGTCCTCAAGGCCAGACCAGTAAGGCACAGCCCACTTGTTAGCCCTGCGCCATGCGTCCACCATGCGCTTCGCGTCGCTCTCCGACATCAGCAAGCCGTAGATGCGGCCCATGCTGGCGAACGCACCGACGCCGCCTGCAAAGCCGCACGCCAACTCTTGAACCTTCCCGATCTGGCGCTGGTCTTTATCGACTTCGTCATAGCCGACATGGAAGGTCGCCATAGCGTTGTGCTTGTAGACATCCTCACCCTTGGCAAAGATGTCCAGCTTGTTCACACCAAAGATGCTGTTCGACGCCCACGGCGTCACCCGCGCTTCAATGGCAGCCCAATCGGCGACGACCAGCCGCTTGCCTTTGTCGGCCATCAGCGCAGGGCGTAGCATACCTTTCAGCACGTCCGTCACGCGGCGGCCATGCTCAGGCACGATCTGGTGCCCGCGCACCATAGCCTGCCGCACTAATGCAGGGTCGTCGGCACACTTTCTTGGGAAGTTGTGGACCTGAAGCCCAAATGATGAAGCGCGGCCAGTAGCACTGCCTCCTGCAAATACAAATGCTCCTCTAACTCGAAAATCTTCCTCATCAGCAAGCGCCGCGGCACGCTGGAATTTTGCCACGGACGATGCCCAGAGATCGTCCGCGCACTGGATGACTTCTGCAACTTCCGCCGGAACTTCATCAGGGTTTTCCTCCGCCAGCACGAGTAGGTTAGCGCGCACGTTCTTGTCAATGGACAGCTTCTCAACGCCATCCTTCATCACAGTTGCCACGGCCACGGCCTGCGGCCCTACCCTGTCCAGCACCCACGCCTTCATCTTGGGGCTGCGGACGGACTTAATCTCGCCGTGCGTCACCTCTGCGACGATGTCCTGTATCTCAACCATCTCTTCTTGGGCGTAACGCACAGCGGCCAGCGCCAGCGGTCTGTCGAGCAACACGCCACGGTCGTTGATGCGTTCATTGGTGTGATAGTCGGCCAACTCTTCAGCAGACAGCGGACGCTGCGCCTGCGCGATGGCGCGCATGGCCCGAACGTCCTGTTCGCAATAGTCAACCATCTCCTGCATCAGCGTCGCGTCCTCGCGGAACGTGCCGTCTGATTGCGGGATGGACAGCAAGCGGATCAGTTGACCGCCGCGATGGTCTTTCTTCATGGTCGCGCCAGCGAAGCGGCCCACATCCTCAAGGCTACCCGGCGCGCAGTTGGCGCGGGCTTGCGCTGCGGTGCAGTAGAACTGCTCCAGCTTGAAATCGACCTGAAGGACATACCAGAATATCAGGCGCTCGAACGCTGCGTTGTGCGCGTATACCAGCCCCTTATGATCCTTGACGGCTTGCGGGAAAGGCTCACTAGGAAGCCACGTCCGCACGTCTTCGTCATCAAATGCGTAGGACATGCACAGCACGTCTGTGCTGGCGTCCTGCGCGTAATTATACACGCCGCGGCTGCGAAGGTCGCAACGGCTGCGCGTCTCAAAATCAACCCATAATTTAGACATAGAAGTTCTCACTCTTCTGCTACTCGCCGGGGTGGTGGATCACCCCGGCTTTCGCACCCCTTAAACTACGCGACGACGACGACGCGCACCTTCAGCGGCTTCAGGTTCAGCGGCGACTTCCAACTCCGCATCCTCTGTCTCTTCAACTGCATTTGCATCCATCGACACCCAATCGGTGATGTCAAAGATAGGCGTATAGATGCGGCCATAGGTCTTGTGCTGGTAATGCTCTGACGACAGCGAGAGCAACGGCACAGGCTTAGTCTGGTCCTTGTCCACCTGATCGGCGATGGCAACAGCCAATGCCTGCACAGCGCGTTTGCCGCCGACTGATGTAGCCGTGAAGCGCGCCTGCATGTCCTTGTCTTCGCCGTTGGTGCAGACCAGCATCATGCCGACTTGCATTTCCCAGCCGCGCGTTGCGCCTGATGGCGCTGGTTCCAACTCTGGCAGCGGCTCTGACACTGGCACCAGCTTTTCAGCCAGCACTTCGCCGTTACCCCATGCGATGTAGCCATGCACGAACGAAAACGGATTAGCGGCCCACAGGCTGCCGTCTTCGACTTCGGTCTGGTCTGCACCGAAAACCCAATGGCCTGTCTTGTCCATCTTTAGGATGACTGTGCCGCCGGGCGCAACTTCCGATTGGATGGAACGCAAAGCGCCGGAGAGGGACTGAACGGACGGCAAGTTAGCGCCGCCAAAAGTAGTGATATTCGACATTGTATTGTACCTTTTCTGTTACTGGATTTTAGACATAGCTTTGGTAAGCGTCTGTCCGATTTGCAAAACCGCTGGCCGAGGATCATTCTCCGGCGCAAGGGTAGAGCCTGTTGAGACGGCGACAACTAAGTCCGCCGGCAATTCTATCTTGGCTTTCTTCAAAGCCTTTTCCGCTTGGGCTGGCGACAGCGGCTTGGGGTCACCCCATGCTTCTACACCAACGCCTGTCAGGAAGGCTACAGCCTTATCCTCATTTGTCCACTGTCTTGTGGCGCGTTTGTTGACCAGCTTCCAGCCGGGGACTTTGCGGCCTTCTTCCAGAAGGTTGTGCGCCATCTGCTGCAAATCCTTGATGAACGCCTCAATCAGCGGCGCCTGTTCCAGATAGTGTGCAATCTGGTCTACCGGCAGCGCGTCCATCTTGGCTTTCAGTGCGCGGTCTACCGCGCCTGTCATCACAGGACAAATGGGCTTGGCCGCACACCACTTGCAATGGTCGCCTGACGCCAACGGCGCGTCTGGGCGCATGGCAATCTTAACGGCGGCGGCAAGTTCTTTCTCAAACGCGTCAACGCGTGCAAGGTCAGTCACCCACCGCTTGACGAACGGTGGTTGTACAATGATTAGTTCGACTTCTTTTGCGCCCTCGAAAGCCCAAGCCGTATCCGCCGTGCGTTTAGCCGCCGCAGCGTAGAAGAGTAGCTGGCTGTTTTCCTCGACTTCGACAGCCACGCCATCGCCAAACTTCCAATCCAGAACGACCGCTCGATCACCCATGCGACCAAGAAGATCGGTAGAACCAAAAACGTCAGGCAGAAAATCACCAAAACCAACCCGGCTTTCAACCGCATATTCCATCTCCCCCTTGGGGTCTATCTCGTCCAGCGCACGCAGCGCGGGTATCAGCTTGTCATCAACCAGTGCTTCAGTCAGCACGGTCTTCTCATAGGTGGTGCCGACCATGCTGTACGGATCAAGGTCACGCTCTAATATGGTGGCTATAGTGTCATGCAGGAGCGTGCCTTCGTCGGCGTAGCTGCTGCTGGGCTTCGGCGGTACGGTGTCCACCAGCGCCACGCTGCCGGGGCAGGCGATGACGCGTTTGGCGGTAGAGCCGCCGACTATCTTACTATGCTGCATACTGAACCTTCCTTTACTGTTTGAGTAGCCGGTATACTCTGCAACATTTTTTAATGCAATGCTTGAAATGCAAAAAATTTTGGAGTAGCGTTTTGGCATGACTGAGAAAGAGATAGAGCGGTACTTCTGTAAACGTGTGCGGGCAGCCGGCGGCTTTGCCTATAAGTTTCGCAGCGTTACGCAGATCGGTGTGGCCGACCGCATAGCATGTATGCCTAACGGCGAGGCTTGGTTCGTGGAACTGAAGCAGCCTAACGGTAGGCTGTCTGCGTTGCAGCGTATCTTTTCTGATGAGATGGCGCACACCAAGCAGCATTACGCCTGCCTGTGGTCAGTAGAGGATGTGGACACATGGCTCAAACGCTTCAGCTAAGGCCGTATCAACAGCAGGCGGCGACGTTCCTGTACGAACGCGACCGCGCCATGATCCTTGCGCCTGTCGGCGCGGGCAAGACTGCCATTACCTTGACGGCGATGGATGAGATGCTGCGCGACGGCCATGTCAAACGCTGGCTGGTGGTAGCGCCGAAGCGCGTCTGCACGGATGTGTGGCCGGTGGAAGCGCCGAAATGGTCTGGCGTCGCTCCTGCGCTGGCTGTCGGCACGCCAGCGCAAAGGGTGGATGCGTTGCGGAGCGACGCCAGTGTGGTCGTCATTAACTATGACAACCTAGATAAGCTAGAGGATTTATCGGGCTTCGACGGAATTGTGTTCGACGAACTGACACGGCTGAAGAACCCTAGCGGCAAACGCTTCAAGTCGCTGGAAAAGCTGCTGGCTAACGTCAAGGTGCGCTGGGGTTTGACAGGTTCGTTCACGTCGAACGGCCTTGAGGATGTCTTCGGCCAGTGCAAGATCATCGACCAAGGGCTGCTGGGCCGCGCCAAGGGTGCGTTCATGCAACAGTATTTCATCTGCATCAACCGCGACTTCGGCCAATGGGTTCCGGCAGCCGGTGGGTTGGAGCAAGTCATGGCGCGGATCAAACCGGCGACGTTCGTGCTGGAGCCGGGCGAATATAAGGACAAGCTGCCGCCGTGCCATGTCACGGAGGTGCGCGTCGCGCTGGATGACCGCAAGCCATACGAAAAGATGAAGCGCGAGTATGTCGTGCGCTTCGGCGATGACCAGATCGTAGCGCAGAACGCAGCGTCGGTGACAACCAAGCTGCAACAGATGGCGTCAGGCTTCGTCTACAACCGCGACGCAGGCACGCCGTCCATCTGGTTCAGCAGCCACAAGTTCGACCGGCTGGAAGAGTTGCTGGCGGAGAACCAGCGGGCCAACACCATAGTCGCCTACACCTATCAGGAAGAGTTGGCGGAACTGAAGCGCCGCTTCCCGCACGCGCAGACAATGGACGACGACAATGTCATCGAACGCTGGAACCGCGGTGAGGTCGAGTTGCTGCTGGCGCATCCTAAG